AGCGGATTTGGCGGCGTAAGCACTACAAGCTTGATGAAAATTAAGAATTGCTTTGCATGGACCTTCCGCTGTGCTACACTCTAATCGAGATTGTTTCTCGACTGCGCATAGCCAAAGGTAGGCAAACCAGAAGTGGCGGGCTAATCGCCCGCCGGTGGGTAACTATAACGAAAGTGATTCGGGTGGGATTGCGATGGGATTGGAAACGCCGTGGTTGACGCCGCAGATTGATGAGGCGCTAGCTGCGATTAGTGAGCCCCATGCCGTGAAGAAGCAGACGACCGTGCTGTTGATTGCCCAGGCTGTAGCCACGGGGGAGAGCCTGACCTCGGTCTTTGAGCGTGACGATACCTGCAAAGCAGACATCTGGTACGGAACGAAGCGTCGCAACGGCACGCGTAAGCCGGGCTGGAAGGAAGATCCAACCATCAAGGCGGCGCTCGACTTGGCGGTCGAGCGGGCGCGCTGGTGGGTGCGGGTGCGGCAATCTGGCGCCGTCCAGAATAGCCTGGACATCCTCATGGATGCCGGCGAGCACGCAGCGCAACAGCTCGCCAACATGGTGAAGATGGGGGTGCTCATTTTCGACTTTGGCGCCGACGGCATGGAGCTGCGCAGGGCTGACCCTGGCCACATCCTGGAGGCCAGTAAGCAAATCTTAGATCGCATTAGTACGGTGACGGCCAATAAGAGCACAACCGAGGTGGTGGGCATGACCTTGGAAGAGTGGCGAGCAGCCCAAGCGCAACGCCAGGCGCAAGCCAAACAGGCCCTGACCGACTTTGGCGACGAAGATGATGGGGAATGATTCTTGGTGAACGGGCGCAATTCCTGGTTGACAATCTGGACTGGGCCGGCGCCACAGGCGTTGACGATGCCCGGCCGGAAGTCTTTCAGCTCAAGCTCTGGTCAGATGAATCGACCTTTCGCATTGAGAACAAGAGCCGGCAGATTGCCTGGAGCTGGGCGCTTGCGGCTGATTTTCTGATCGATGCGCTGCTGAATAAAAGAGACGGGATTTTCGTCTCGATCAGCCTGGAAGAGGCCAAAGAAAAGATTCGCTATGCCAAGAGTATTTACGAGCACCTGCGGATCGGCGGCCTACCCAAGTTGGTACGCGACGCCCAGTTTAATCTGGAGTTTTCCAACGGCGCCCGCCTGACCAGTTTGCCCTCGAAACCGGCTCGTGGCCGTGCTCGGTCGAATGTGGGGCTTGACGAATTTGCGCACGCCCAGCGCGATAGGGCGATTTACACCGGGTCCTTGCCGGTGGTCTCGAAGGGTGGCCGACTGCGCATCGGCTCCAGCCCATTGGGGGCGTCGGGTGTCTTCTGGGAGGTCTACACCCAGAGCTTGCGGCCGTACAGTGGCTACAAGCGCCGGGCAACCCCCTGGTGGCACGTTTACGCCTTTTGTACCAACGTCCCCGAAGCGCTGAAGATGGCGCCGGCGTTGACCACCGCACAGATGGTCGAGCGCTTCGGCAACGAGCGGATCCAAGCGCTGTTTAGCAACCTGCCCTGGGAAGACTTTGAGCAGGAGTACGCTACAAAATATGTCGATGAGTCAACGGCGTGGATTACCTGGGAAGAGATCAAGGCCGCCCAGGACGATAGTCTAGAATGCTACATGGCTAAGGCTGTCAGCGGCTTGACGCCAGAGATGGGTGAGGCGGTAGAGGCGCTAGCGTATGCCATCAGCAAGGGTAGCGTCGAAGGAAGTTTGGCGGTCGGGGTGGACATTGGGCGGACCCGTAACACGACTGAGATTTACGCCGTGGGCCTGAGTACAACCAATACTTATCCGCTGCGGCTGGCGCTAACGCTGGACAATATTGACTTTGATGATCAGTTGGGGGTTCTGTTGAATGTTTTACAGCAATTGCCGGTGGTCAGCATGAAGATCGACCAAAACGGCATCGGGCGCAATCTAGCCGAGAATGCCGCTAAGCGTTTTCCGGCCAAAGTGCAGCCGGAAAACTTCACCAATGAAACCAAACGCCAGTGGGCTACCGATGCCAAAATGTTGATTCAGCAGGGACGCACCCCCTTGCCGGTAGACAAGGACATTGCCTACCAGATTCACAGCATCAAGCGCATGGTGACCGGCTCCAATAATCTGGTCTTTGACACCGACCGCAACGAGAAAGCCCACGCTGACAAGTTTTGGGGGTGGGCGTTGGCGCTTGCCGGCGCAATAACCCCGACGATCACGGCCCTACGCCAATCCCGCATCGTTGGCCGGCCCACCACATCCGATATACGCAAAGCCGTGCGGAGGCCCAATTGAATCCTATTCAGCGCTTTATCGGCAGAATTCAAGAGTATCTGACCACCAGCACCAACGCCATCAGCCGCACGCTGCGGGTTGCGTCCGTGAGCTGGGCGCGCCGGGTGCGGTCTGCTCTCATGCAACCGACAAAGGATTGGCATAGATCGGATTACCAGTGGTGGAGAAATGCTTTTTATTGCCGGGTGCAAGGATTGGAACTGTCTGGGCTATTTATCAAACCCTTGGTCTCGAAGGTCAGCTCCTGGACCTTGGGCATGGGCCTCGACTGGAAGACAACCAACGAAGCTACCCAAACCGAGTTAAACACCTGGTTCGCGGCTCACTTGCCTGATCTCCTGCGCATCATGCGCGCCAGTCTCAAGCAGGGTGATTCTTTTGCCGTCATCAACAGCGACCTGTCGGTCACCCTGCTTCCGCCTGACACCGTTGATCCCATCGTGGCCGAAGACGACTACAGCAACATTATTGGCTGGCGCGTGACCCAGGTCTTAGCCCATCCCGAAACCACGGCTAAGCGCATGACCATCACCGACGAATACTTCATTGATCAGCGTCTCCACACCGTGGCCATTGACGGCAGGCAGACCACCATCACCAGTTATCCCAACCTGCTGGGCCGGCTGCCTATCGTCCATATCGCCAACAGTCGCGACGAGGGCGACACCTTTGGCCACCCGGAGGCCGAAGCGTTGGTGGAGCTGCTGCTGCGCTACAACACGACGCTGGAGGCGGCCGTCGATGGCAATGAGCGCCAAGGCCGGCCCACGCCAGTGCTGTCGTTTGAAAACGTGGCCGACCTGGATAAGTTCTGGACCGATTACGGGGTAAGGGAAAGCCGCACGTTGCCCGATGGCACATCGGAGACGGTCACCACCATCGGCGTAGACCTCACCCAAATTTTGACCGTAAGCGGCGCCGAGTTCCAGTATGCAGCACCCGGCAGCTTCACTCAGGACACGTCGACGCTATTAGGACTCATGTTCTACCTGCTACTGGAACATGCCGAGATTCCCGAATTTGTCTTCGGTAACGCCATTGCCAGCAGCCAGGCCAGTGCGAATACGCAAATGCCCATCCTGGAGAAGTTCATAGAAGGGCGCAGGCGAGAAGCAGAAGCGTGGTTATTAGAAATCGCTCAAATCGTCTTGGGTTATTTAACTTTAATTCGTCCGTCCGTTTCCCGGGAAACGCCTTCTCTTCAATGGAAGAAGATTACCCAAGACGACAAGATGACACTAGAAACTGTTACGTGGGCCTACGCAGAAGGGTTACTTGATCGACGGACGGCGCTTATGCTGGCTCCCATTGAAATTAGCGACATCGATAAGGTTCTCGATGCCGCTAAAAAAGAAATGGAAGAGCGCCAATCTCAGGAAAAACAAATGCTACTAGACAGTCAGATGGACAGCAATATCGCCGACACGCAGGATGCGCCGGCTTAGGATGCGATTAGATATGAGACCAAGTTCGACGCTTGACGATACCCACAACATGCGAATTGGTGATATTGAATTGCCTTGCGATCTCAATGGGGGCCAACCCTTGCGCGTGAAGCGCTCGAATCTGAAGCACGTCGGATTCCTTGAGTTTGGTATTCGCGCCCTGAGCACCTCTTCGATCAAGTCGGCTCTGTCTGCCTTTGCGGTGCATATCTTGAATATTTTCGGAGCGCGTTCCCGCCCAGAGGTGAGCAGGGTTGACGCAGCGCCGGTAGGAGATGTCTCCTGGTGGGCAGTTTGCGTCGCAAGAGTGGCATACATCGCAGTCGTCTGGAACAGGCCCATAGTGCAGGATGTAAGAGATGCGATGGGCGTTCACCTTTTTCCCTTCAGCGTCTCGAAGTTGACCATAGCCGGAAGGGGTGAGCGTTGCTGTCCACATCCAGCATTCATCTGGGTTGCCGACGGCAACTTTGGGCCAGAACCGATCTGCCAGCGACAAGATCACTCGCTTTGGGTTGTGACCTGGAAGAAAGCGTACTGGCTGTCCCTTGATGTGGCTTCTTTCTTTGCTGTCGCTCTTGGCGATGCTTGTGGGCTGACCACAGCCGCATTCACAGAGTTTTACCGTAGGTTCGTTCGTGGTATGATCGTTCACGTCGTTAGTCCTTTCTTGACTACCGGCCATTCCGCAGGGCTGTTGACGCAGTCGCTGCGGTCTTTTGTTGCGTAGGATTCCAGTATAGCACAAAAGTGCTAACTTCACCATTACAGGAGAGTTTCACGATGGCCTTACCTAAAACGCTTACCCGCATTGAGGAGAAGTTGGATCGAGTGCTGGCGATTTTGGAACAGCAGTCAGCCCCTGAACCGGCTGAACCAGAAAGCAACGAGCCGGCCACCCTGGACCCGGTTGCCGTGGCGCAACTGCTCGACTATGACAGCTACAACGCCAAAGAAATTATCGAGCGGGCGCCCAGTCTACTGCCTGAACAAAAGGCGGCCTTGCTGATTTACGAGCAGGCCCACGCGGCCCGCAAGACCGTGCTGGAGGCGCTAGCCTAATCGTGGCCGCTTCGTTCATCGCCCGCCGCCGGCAACTGTTGCGCGGTACCGGCCAGCGCTTACGTGAAGAGCATCGCGCCATGGCCAACGCCATTGGCCGGCTCTTTCTGCAAGCGGCCACCGCGCGCAGCGAGACGGGCGAGCGCGTTATCCCCAATCGCCGGTCGACGCGGGATGGGCTGATGGCGGCCATCTATGCACAGGTGCTCAAGCCGTACTATGTCGGTGCTGGTGAGGAACCATTCGCCGGGACGCGACCGCTGTCACCCTATGCCCAGTTGCTCTATGAGGGCGTCAGCGGCATGGTGCGCGTTGAAGCGGAGGCGCAAGCGGCCATAGTGCGCCGGCTGGTGAGTGATGAGGTTGTCGTCGATTGGTTGCTGTCACCCTATGCGCCCCGCAGGCCGGTGCAAGAGATGTCTATCGCTTCTTTTACGCAGTGGCTTGACCCGCGGGGCTATCGCCTGACCGAGCGCATCCAGCGGGTGGCGGTCGAGGTGCGCAGCCGGGTGGCGCGCTTCGTAGATTATCACGTAGGGCAGGGCACACCGGCCCCAACGATGGCCACCAAGGTCGAAGCCTTCCTGACCACGGGCGAGAAGGGCAAAACGGCCTATGGCAACCAAGGGGCGGTAGCGCCTAGGTTGCTTGCACAGCATGAGATGGTCAAGGCTGGCGGGGATACAGTCAAAGTCACTAGCACAATTAGTCCCTACGTCCGGGGTGCGCAGTGGCTCCTGAGTCCACTGCATTTTATGACTGATCACTGCGACGATCTGGCCGAAGGCGGCGAAAATGGAGACGGCATCTACCCGCTCAGCGAATTGCCTGCGTTCCCTGATCACAACAATTGCCAATGTCATCTTCGAGCGGTCACCGTGCGCAATCCCGCTGCGGTGACTGCGGCATTGGCCGCCGCGATTGGGGAGGGCACGGAAGCGGCGCAAGCGTTGCGGGGCGCCCTCAACCCGGAGCGGATGACGACAGAGGCATTGACGGGCACGATTCAGCAGACGATGGACCAGGTGATTGCGGCGCCGCTGCCCGTGCCCTCCGCGCCTGCACCGCCAGTCAAGCCGGCTCAAACACTGGTTCCCACGCCCAGCGCTGAGGCCAAAGCGGAGGCGGCTGGCGCAGCAAGGCGAACGCTAGATCAGATTGTTGCCGGGCGTGGTGGTACAGCGGATGAGTATATTGCTCGGGCGCGGGAAAACTTTCGCAACGAAGTTGTTGACAAGAAAGTCGAAATTTCGATCCATGGCCAGCATCTTGACACGGTGTTGCGAACCGGCAAGTATCAAAATGCCTTTGAGGTAGCAGCGCAATTCCCGGAAAGCCCAGTTGCCGCACGCTTGGCGGATTACCGGACCATGCATGAGGTCGCCGGCATTGCCCGCGATGCACCAGCTTCAGCCAGGCCCATCTACGGCTATGTCAACACGGGGCAATCTGCCCAGAATGCGGCCGGCGTCTACGGGGAGACGCGCATTGTATTGCGAGATGAAATCAAGCAGCGGCTGACCTATACACCCAACGATAGCATGACCCCGTTACTTGAGCGGCGCATGGTGCCGGCCACGTTGGCCAACGTTGATGAGGCCATGTTCGGCAGCGAGATCGGCAAATGGGTCGATACCCGCAACAAGACAGTACTGTATAATCGAGTTCCTTATATTGAAACGCAAATTTACGGCGGGGGGGGGTTGACAGATATTGAGTCGGTTATCTTCAACTACGACGATCTGCGTGTGCTGACCGCTGGGCGCTTTGATCAGTTGCGCCAGGCCAACATCGCTGTGCAAGTTAAAGATGACGCTCGCCTCTTTACCACCTTCGCCCAACTTATTGAGGAGTACGCCGATTATGTCAGTTGAGATCATTTACCGAAGCGGGCAGCGCCTGATTGGAAAGAGGGAGGGCAACACGGACACGCAAAACCCCGTAATTAATGTTTTTGCCGCTGACCTACGTCGCATTGGCGTGCCGGTGCGGCTGCTATCGTATTTGGCGCGTGATCCTTATGCAGAGCCGGTAGAGCCATATGTGGTTGATGCGCCCTTTTTAGATATTCAGACTGAGGGGTAACTATGTCAATTATGCACGCAGTCGCGGCGGTCGGCGCCGATGCGCCAGCCAAGGTGGTCCAGGTCGGTGGGGTGGATAGCGCTGGCGACCTGCGGCCGCTTACCATCAACACGGATGGCAGCAGTATCGTGGTGGGTAACTCCGGCGCGGTTGCCGTCACGCTGAGTTTGGATACGAGCGCTTATGGCGCCGGCGACTTGCTTGCCGACACCCAAGAGGTTGCCAATGCCATGCGGGTTGCGGCCGGCACCGGAGGCATTCACAGCATCGTATTGAATGACAAGGACGATCAAGGGGCCGAGCTATACCTTGTCTTCTTGTCGGCCAATGTGTCGCTCGGTACCGAGAATTCAGCTCCTAGCATTACCGACGCGAACGCCGACAGTATTTTGGGTATTGTGCCGGTCTACACATCGGACTGGGTAGATCTGGGCGGCTGTCGGATTGCAACTTTGACCAATGTCGGGCTTGTGGTCAAAGCAGCCACGGGCAGCACGTCATTGTACATCGCCGCCGTCAATGGGGCCGGCACACCGACTTACTCGGCCGCTGGCATCACCATGCGCCTTGGTCTCTGGAGAGATTGATATGCTGCGACGACGACGCTTTTGGAGACCAACCCTCTGGCGTGAGCCACGCTGGTATGCGCCAGCGTGGAACGTCGATGGGAGCGGCTACGCCTATGCCAGTCCCACATTGGGGCCGGAACTATTTGCGAATGGGAATTTCGCTGCTGATGCCAACTGGACGAAGGGGACTGGTTGGACGATAGCCGGCGGCGTGGGGGTCGGGTCTTCGGCTAGCGGCAGGCTCTCCCAGAATGTGGGAGATGTTGGACTCATCTACCGAGTGAGTTTCGACCTAGTAACTCGGACAGCAGGCAGTCTTCGACCATTTATTGGCGCTGCATCAGGCGATAACATTACTACACCGGGCACGTATATCAGCGCGCAGGCCCAGGGGGCAACTGATGAATTGGGTCTGGTCCCGACGACGTTCTCTGGGACTGTCGATAATCTATCTGCGAAAGAAGTACTGAGCCGTGATTGGGCCTCTGTCCGAGCCTCTCCCGTTCGGCAGATTGGCCTCAAGGTGGCGACTCTTCCTCCGGGCAATATTCAGATTCTTTTGCGGATGAACGGCGATTCCCCTACCAGCGACAATGGGGTCTCAGCCCAAATCGGTGCTGGTACAGGTGCGCCGTTCAGGGTCTCTCTATTCAAAGTCGTAGCAGGAATTACGACATCAATGATTGGTGTGACGCCTGTTACATTTGTCGCAAATGCTCTTCTCGAGATCAGGCGGTCAGGCAATATCTATCAGCTTTGGTATAACGGGTCACAAGTCGGGACCGATCAGACGATCTCCGATGGATACGCTGGACCCTATTGTGGTATCTATTCCAGAGATGCTATTTGCCGATTCAGCGAGTTTCAAATCAACGGGCGCAAAGTTCCGTTTCGGTTTTAGGAGGAACAATGGGTGGGGAAGTCAAAGAAATCAAAGGTCAGTTTGCCGATGTGATGGTGATCTCGGAGTTACGCGGGGCGTACCCTAATGTGCCCATTGCGGCCGATGTGGAGAGCGGGGGATACTCACCACGTCGGTTACGGGATGTGTGCCCAGCTTTTGCGCAGAGCGATGTTGCGGACCGTTCCAGCCGTAACACCAAACTCGGCAGCAACAGAGCTTCTGCTTTCGCCGCTTTCTATTCTGGCCCGAATGAGCAAAACCTGCTCTGCACCGAGTCGAGCGAGATTGCTATCTTCGCCGCGAATCTGCCTTGGCATAACATTCCGGCCCTTATCGATCATGTCATGAATGTTGTCGGTTTGGGTTCCGAGCCAGAGGTGGGCCGGATTAACACACGCTGGATTGTCGCCATCTGGGCAGTTGTGGCAAACCTTCTCACCTGGCGGGATTGGGCCAAGATGAAGTTCGTACGAAAACCTGTGGGCCAACACGGTGCCTGCGCCAACTCTAAATACACCATAGCCACCGGCATTAGTGCGCGCCGTCCACAGCCAGCAGTCGTTGTCCGCACCTTTGTTGACCTTGTTCCAAAAGCGGCTTTCGAGTGGCTGGTAGCGCCCGTTGTTGCTCCCGTGGCGAACTGGGGGCCGGCTGTGCCCACTGATATAACGCATAGGTTGACCTTTGGTTATTCCCAGCTTCGTAATCGATTGCGGGGCAAGCCTCGTCTTTTGCCCACATCCGCAGTGGCAATAGCCGTATGGGATTTCGTTCGTGGATTCGTCCGTGGTATGATCGGTCATGTCAATTCGCTCCTTTCAGCGATTGGCCAGGCCGGGGACTGTTGCAAGCAGTTGCCCGGTTTTTGTATTGGTCGTACACCTGTAATTATAGCATGTTGGGGGTAGAAATGCCAGCAGAAATCAAAGAGATTTCCGGTCAGTTTACTGACATTGTCGCGATTGCGGAGCTACGCGGTAGCTACCCCAACGTGCCGATCTTGCCTGACATCGACTACGCTGCCTTGGTGGCCGGTGACCCCGACCCGCTCTTTGTTACCCTTCCTGTCGGGAGAGCAAATGTCACGTCGGGGAATAAGAGATTCTACGACGAGGCTTGGCTACAAGAGCTTGAGCGCCAGATTGTAGAGCAACGCCCGATTGGTCTCATGGGTCACTTATCGGACGCCCAACGGGCAACGGAATTCCCTCAAGAGTCGCTCCATTGGGTCGGTGCGTTGGCGGTCGATGATGTTCTGTGGGGAAAGGCGTATCTTGCCCCGAATGGGCCGGCTAAAGAGCGCCTGAAGAAGTACAAAGCTTCTGGGAAGTCGATTGCGACCTCGATTGATGCGATGGCTAGCGGCGCGTGGGACGAGTCCCTAGGTGCGTACCGCATGGATGCCAAGACGCTCAAGCTTGGACAAATCGACCTAGCACCAGCGGATAGGGCGGGGGTCGCCTCTCTGGCACGAGTGCCAGTACTGACGACAGAAATGACAATCCCGCCTATTGTCGAACCAGTTGAAATTCAAAAGGAGTCCACAATGGACAAATTGCAAGTAATTAACGAAATGACGGCAGACGACGCCCGGCTGCTTCCTGAGCCGGTGCGCCAGGCGGTGATCGCCACCGTCACGACGCCGCCCGAAGTGGCCACCGTGGCCACGGTGCGCGAGTTGCTGGGCTTGGATGCCAAGGCCGATGTGGCCGGCGCGATTGCCGAGATGAAGCGCGTCCAGGCGGAACAAGCCAAGGCCGCGGTGACCAACCGCATTACGGAGTTGGTTAATGACGGGATCAAGATTGAAACCGTGCGGCCGCTCGTGACCGAACTGGTCACGGCGCGCAACCCGCAGACGGTGGCCGAGGTCGATGCCGCCTACAAAGCGGTGAGCGAGCTAGAGAGCGTCAAGGCGCTTCTCCAGGCCCGTGTTGTCGAGACAATGGGGCCACGTCAACGCACGCCGGTACAGGGACAGAATCGGCAAAATAAATACTTTTCTATTCCCGAAGAGAAGTGAGCCGGCTAGACCTGACGAACCTGAGAGAAGAACTCTTGAATCTTAGCCAAGATTACCTTGCTCTGTTTCTTGCCGAATGTGTCAGTGAGCCACTTTTCTGGATTGCGGCGGTTTTTGCTTTGATTGCAACCGCCAGAGCCATCACAGAGAGGGACAATATTGGTAGGGATGGTGCCTTTACACTGTGGGCTATAAAGCGGAATCCAATGATCCATAGCGAGTGCATGAAACAGCCCAGGCGGACGGCCACACACGGCGCAACAACCCTTAAAGTAATCAAGGGCGAAGCGCCAGTCTTGGGGTGTAAAGTCATCGGACAAGGAGAGTTTGCGGGCGCGGCGACGCTGCTCATTGGCGCTGCGTCTATCGGGGTTCTCTGTGGCCCAGCGCTTGATTCGTTCTTTCGTTCTGCCTGGGTTAGCGTCTCCCCAGCGCTTAAGTCGGTCGAGTTCCTTGTCGCGATTCTTTGCGTAGTACTTTGCGGCAAGATCGGGATTTTGTTTCCGGCGCTCGCGCATGTAGATTCGGTTTCGCTCGCGGTCGCACGGCCTGCACGTTGCGGCTAGTCGGTCTGTGTTTCTGCGGTCAAGCGAAAAGAATTCTGCGGTACGCGGGAACTCTTGCCCGCACTTGGTGCAACGTTTGAGGTTCATAAGTCTCTCCGAAGACTAGGTCCGTAAGTGGCGATGGGCAGGGTTGCTACGGAGACAACCCGTTCAGATGGGTAATTAAGCCATCCTAGCCCACACTTATTATAGCATTAACTGGCGTGCCGGTTTGTAACTGTATCCTGTCAAGTGTTGACAGATTTCAAGTAAGGAGAATTGTTATGGCCGTAACTGTAGCGGGTCTTCCCGCATATCTGGAACGTGACGGTAAGGCCGTTGACGTGAGTTTGGTCGCCACCGTGGTCAAGGGCGCGGTGATTTACGCGCAGGGCTGGCTAGGGCTGGCCGGCGGCGACGGCGTAAGCGGTGACACCATCGCGCTCGTCGCCGATGATCGCGAGTATCAGTTCAAAGTGCCGGCCGGCTTGAGCGTAAGCAAGGGGATGATTGTCTACATCACCGTGGCCACGACCACGGGCAACTATCCCGACGACGAAGCCTACACCACCTCCAGCGGCGCCGGGAAGTGGGCCTTCTTCAAAGCCACAGCGGATAAGGACAGCAACAACATCGTGACCGGCGTCATGATCGCCCACAATGCGTTGCTGAGCTGATCGAGTTTCGTTTTGATTGCGTTTGACAGGCGAATGAGCCTGAAGGAGTACAAGTACTATGGCGACAATTGTCAGTAAGGCGACATTGGCGAAACAGAAGCCCAAGATTGCCTTTCCGAAAAATTTCCGGTTGAGTGACCACCTGCGCGAGGTTCGCGACGGCGGGGGGTCCAACAAGCGAGTCTACGAGTTCATTGGGTCCGACAATTTTTCGGATGAGTGGAACCAGCGCCAGCAATTTGAGGTTGATGCCGGCCGCGACGAGGAACCGATTCTTTATACCCCCCTCTACGATGTCATTAATGACCCCAACCTGCCCGAAGTGGTCAACATCTTCAAGATTGGCCCTGGGGGTGTGGTACTGGAACAGGTTTACGAGGGCGGCGAAGTCAAGTTTGCCAGTGTTTCCAGCAGCACGGAAACCGTCACGATCAAGCACTACGGGGTAGGGCTAGAGTACTCCAAGGATTTGGCCGTGTTTAATCGGCTGTGGGACGTGGCGATTGTGGAACGCCAGGCCGGCATTGCCTACAATGCGCTGCTTAACCATGCCCACCTTTATCCCTACATTAGCTACAGCTACGCCAGCAGCAATCAGACTGCGTTTGTATCGACTGGCGCAACCGACGCGGAAGATATTCTGCTGACTCTGGAGGCGGCTATCGTGGCGGCCAAGGCTGACACCAGCAATCCCCGCCGTGGGCCTTATAACCTGCTGATCAGTAGCGCTGACATGTTCCGGGTCGAACGGGCCTTGCTGCGTGTGCCTCAACAGGGTTTTACCCAGCAGTCGAGCGCCATCAGCATGATCCAAAATGTGATTGTCTATGACGGGTGGACCGGCACGCGTGGCGGGAAGTCTACCACCTATAGCGGCGTAACCGCCAACAAAGGCTACTTGATCGACACCGCCAACCGGATGTTCGACGCCAAGAGCTACATGAAGCAGGACTTCCGGCTTGACGGGGAAGACATGGACGCCAGCCGGTTTATGACCCAGCGCATCTATGATACTTATTTTGGCGTTTATACGAACGTTCTGCGCTCCACCGAAGAAGTTACTTTAGGCTAAGTTATAGGCCGTACGAGGCGGCCTATTGAGGCAACCATGATCATCAACGTTTGCACACCCAGCGCACTAGACCCGGCCGATTCATTCGGCATTCTGGCCCTAGAATTGAGTAGACACCTGACGCGGTTGGGTGTCTACGTCAACCTGCTTTCACAAGGGCCACGGCGGGCGGGCCCGGCGCTTGACCCGGAATTGGCGGAGATTATCGCGCAGCCCATCCGGGCTGTGACAGGCGGCATTTTCCTAGGGTATCCAACCACCTATGCCACCTACGCCAACCCGTTGACGCGCATGGGGCCGCGGCTGGGCGTGGCCATGTTTGAGAGCACCCTCATTCCGGCCGGCTTTGCCGAAGCGCTCAACGCCTGCCAGGCCGTGGTGACGCCTTCCCGTTTTTGTCGTGACATCTTCGTGGAAGCCGGCGTCACCCGTCCAATCACGGTGGCGCCCCTGGGAATTAGCCCGCTCTATACCTGTGCCAACCGGCCTGCAGATCGGCCGCTGACCTTCCTGGCCTTTATCGACCGAGGTATGCGCAAAGGCGGCATCGAAGCCATGCAGGCCTTTATTGCGGCCTTTGGCGATGACATGAATTATCAGCTTATCCTCAAGGGGCGCACGAGTAAGGTCAATGCCGAGATCCTCAACTCCAATATCGAGTTGATTCAGCGTGACATGACGCCGGATGAGCTGCACCAGCTCTACCTGCGGGCAGATGTGCTGATCAACCCGCACAAGGGCGAGGGCTTTGGGCTACTCCCACGGGAAGCGGCCGCAACAGGGTGCTTGGCGCTCACTACGGGCTGGAGTGGCACGGCTGACGACCTCATGCAGTGGGGGGTAGCGATTCCCCACCGGCTGGTGCAGGCCGACTGGAGCAACCACGGTCGGCTGGAGGGGCAAGATTTGGGGCTGTGGGCAGAACCCAATCAGGAGGCGCTCGTGGGCTTGCTGAAGACCATCGCCCATAACCGGGACTGGTATCGCACCCGGGCGCGGGTCTACGCCCACAATGCGCGCCGGATGTACAGTTGGGAGAATTTTGCTGGGCAAGTGCTAGAGACATGGAAGGGGGTAGCCGATGGCGACAGACGCGCAGTTGCGTGACAGACTACGGCGTGATTTGGGTTGCTCTTCAACAACACTGAGCGACGCCGACGCCGACGCCTTGTTGGCTGAAGCCGCTGAGACCTATAGCGACACCGCGACAGCCCACGCCCACGCTAGGGTTTTGGGGTTACAGGGCATTTTGGCATCAGCCGCCAAACTGACCACCTATAAACAAAATGAGAGCACTGAGAATCTAAGCGATGTCTTCAAGCATCTCAAGGAACTATTGAAGCTCTGGGAAGACAAGACGACCGACGCGGTCGCGGCTGGGGGTAGCGGCGCAGCGCGCTTTGGCAGTGTGCGACGCAAGCCGGCCAGAATCAAGGAGTATCCAGAGTGGTAAACCTTTCCGCCTGGCTCGGAGATGCTGGCAATCTGGCAGCCACGCCGACAGCCACCGAAGAACAGCGGGCGGCCGTCGCTTGGCGCCGCATCAATGACAAGCCCAGCAGCGTGGCCTTTCGCACGCCGGCCGGCTCAACACTGTCGGCACAGACGGTGCGTATTGAGCCGGATAGTAGTGCCGGCATGGCCACGAGTGAATCCGGCGCCGGGCAGGTACGCAAGGCGGTCGTCTTCGGCGTGCGCAATCATGCGACACAAAGCGATACGGTCATGGACGATGGCTACCGCTTTGTGCTCGACGGCGATGAATACCGGTGCGTCGGCATTCTTAAGACCTTGGGCGAAATCCAAGGCTATTTTGAGGCATACGGATGAAATACGCAGCCTTTCAGTTTCGCCATTATGGTCAGGGTGTACGGATTTATGAGCACTGCGTCATCTTGAAGCCGGAGATGGTGAGCTTACACGACTTTGCGCGCATCGACGCAATGACAAAAATCGAAGGAGGGCAGGGTGTTACCATCGGTGAATATGTCCATATCGCGTCGTTTAGTCACATCAACGGAGGCGGGGGAACCGTCATCTTTGGAGCGCACAGCGGCTGTGCGAGTGGTGTCAAAATTGCAGGCGGCTATCCAGACCTCACTTACTTGCATATATCTGCCGCCGAGCCGCCCGACTTGTGCCACGTCGTCAAAAAGACAACCACCATCGGCGAGTACGTGGTTTTATTCTCCAATGTCGTGATCAGCCCCGGCGTGACGGTTGGTGACGGGGCAGTGGTAGCAGCGGGGGCCGTGGTAACCAGGGATGTGGAACCGTTTACGATTGTTGGCGGCGTGCCGGCCAAAGTAATCGGCAAACGCGAGGTGTGGGTGCGATGAACGTAACCCTTTGTAGCGCCTTTCGGAATGCAACGCCCTATCTCAATCGCTATTTGGGGCAAGTGGCTGGCCTATATGAAGCGTTAGGGGCGCAAGGTCATGCCTTACGCTGTGTATGGGGCGAAGGGGATAGTACCGACAATACCCGTGAGGCGTTGGCTTCGGCTCGTACGATGTGGCTGTCGACCATTGTGGATTGTACCCACGGCGGGCAAGCCTACGGCAGCGTTGAAAGCTGGCTACGCTTTAAGCAACTGTCGCACGTCGGCAACGTCATTTGGGCGGCCATCCCCGAAGACACGGACGCTGTCATCTACGTCGAAAGCGATCTGATTTGGGAGCCGGCCACGCTGATCAAGTTGTTGGAGGCGCTGACCGTTTACCCGGCGGTAGTGCCGATGATCATGGACAGCCCGCCGGCAGAGACCTTTTACGACGTTTGGGCCTATAGGCGCAATGGCATCCGCTTTACAAAGCGCTTCCCGTTCCATGCTGACTTTTGGCCGCATAGTGTGATGCGCCTGGATAGCGCCGGCAGTTGCATGGCCCTGCGCTGGAAGCTAGCCCAGTGGCTAAGTTTCCCGGAAGATTGTTTCGTCGGCTTCTGTCGGCTGCTGCATGAGCAAGGAGGCGAATTGTGGTTGGACCCTACACTAACGGTTTTTCACCCTTAGACGAATCGCCTATCGTGCGTATTGCAATGGGGGATATTGCCAAGGTCAAAGCGGCCATCATTGAGACCTACGGCTTTGAGCCTAGCGACGAATATTGTCGTGACTTGGTCAAGTTCGTGCTGGCACTGACCGGGGGGCGCCATGTCCAGGGAAAATGACTTCTATACCCGCATGATTGCCGATGCCACGCTTGTCGCCACATTGACCGGCGGGATATGGAAAAAGGAAACCACTGGCGTTGAGGGCATCACAAGGGAGACGGCGGCCGCAGCCTTCGATACCAACGGCTATCTCAAGCCTTGCGCGCTGGTTCGTGAACGGGAATTGGCACCCAATGGCCCGCTGCGTGACCCAATGACGCAACAAACCAGCGTCAGCCAGGTGGTTGAAATTTATATGTACGCTGACGCCGGGGCCGGCTACACGGCCATTAACACGGCGAAAAGCAGGCTTTATGCACTCTTCGAGGGCTATCAATTCAGCGATAGCTTTGAGGTCGAATGGGTGAACAGTTTACCGAATCTGCGGGATCCAGGGCCGCTTAAAAACGCGGCCATGTCTCGGATTGATTTCGCCGTGTATTCAATTCAGTAAGGAGTATTGACGTGACGACAAAGACTTTTCATCGGGGCCTGCGAGTTAACCGGCGGGGGATGCCGGCGCGGGCCTAGGCGTTGGCCGACCTTTGGAGGGAGGAATACAACACGGCCCGCCCGCACAGTTCGCTGAAGTACAAAACACCAGTCGAATTCGCATCAACGTGTAGGAGGCATATGCCTATCGAATCAGGCCCGGAAGGACCACCCCCTGAACAATCGAACGGTTAGACTCCCATTATCCCTGGACCAAAAAATGGGGAGCAGGCCAAGCCAGTCCCCTTTCCTCCTCCGCTCCGGATGAACG